CTGCTAAAGGCAAAGCCGCTGCTAAGAAGGCAGCCAAAAAGGCAGCAGCTAAGAAGAAGATGCCTGCTGCTGGAAAGTATAGCCGAGGTTACTAATGGCTAAGTCTCGTGTAAATGAGGCTGGCAACTATACCAAGCCAGCCATGAGGCGGCGCATCTTTAACCGCATTAAGGCTGGTGGCAAAGGCGGCGCTCCGGGTCAATGGTCGGCGCGTAAAGCGCAGATGCTTGCTTTACAGTATAAAAAAGCTGGAGGTGGCTACCGTGGCTAAGTCTAAGTCACAACGCTCATTAGTACGCTGGACTAAACAGAAGTGGCGCACTAAATCTGGCAAGCCATCGACACAGGGATCAAAGGCAACAGGAGAGCGTTACCTTCCTGAGAAAGCCATCAAGGCTATGTCTGCTTCTCAGTATGCAGCATCTACTGCCGCAAAGCGGAAGGCTCTGAAGAAGGGTAAGCAGTTTTCAAAGCAGCCCAAAGCTGCGCGGCAAATCGCCAAGAGGTATAGATGAGTTTTATGCATACGCTCAAGAAGGAAGAGCGTGAGATCTTACGGCGCGTTGTACGCACTGTTCATATGCAATACTTCCCGAAAGAATTTCAAACTGATTACGAGGCAGATAAGATTATCTCCTCTATAGGCCCATCTACCGTTGAGCATCTTTTAAAACAGGGCGTGGATAGAAAGATTGACCAACTTTAATTTTAAGCCTGATGGCGATGTCCTAAAGGCTTTTATGAAATCGGATGCATTCTTTCGCGGCTTGCGTGGCCCTGTTGGATCTGGGAAGTCTGTTAGCTGCTGCGTTGAGTTGTTTCGCAGATCATTGCAGCAGAAGAAAGGCCCGGACGGAATGCGTAAATCCCGTTGGGCTGTTATAAGAAATACCAACCCACAGCTTAAAACCACTACCATTAAAACTTGGCTTGATTGGTTCCCAGAAGAAGACTGGGGTAAGTTTTTATGGTCCGTTCCCTATACTCATCACATCAAAAAGAACGACCTGGATTTAGAAGTTATCTTCCTAGCCCTCGATAGACCCGAAGATGTTAAGAAGCTTCTCTCCCTCGAACTGACTGGCATTTGGGTAAACGAGGCTAGGGAGATACCTAAGTCAATCATTGATGCTTGTACTATGCGTGTTGGCCGATTCCCTTCTATGAAGGATGGTGGCTGCACATGGACTGGTGTTATCTGCGATACAAACGCGCCAGAAGAAGATCACTGGTGGCCGATTATGGCTGGCGAAGTGCCAGTGCCAGATCACATTGGGCGTGAAGAAGCAAAGATGCTTGTGAAGCCAGATAACTGGGACTTCTTTATTCAACCTTCTGGCATGAGAGAAGAGAAGAATGAAGAGGGGGATGTCGAGTCATATGTCCCTAATGAGGCCGCAGAAAACAAAAATAACATGCGGCAAGACTATTACTCAAACATTGTACAAGGCAAAACAAAAAGCTGGATCGATGTTTATGTTATGAACAGATTCGGTAGCATCCAAGATGGTAAGCCTGTTTACCCTATGTTTGCTTCAGACATGCACGTTGCGAAAGAAGAAATCCCAGTCGCTTCTGGTATGCCAGTTTATATTGGCATCGATTTTGGACTGACACCGGCTGCAATTATTGGTCAAAAGATTCGCGGAAGATGGATGCTTCTGCAAGAGATTGTCGCTTTCGACATGGGCATTGTCAGGTTTGCTGAAGTTCTGCGGCATGAAATAAGCACAAGATACAATGACTGCGAGATCATTATCTTTGGCGATCCTGCTGGTGACTTCCGCGCACAGACTGACGAGTCTACGCCATTTCAAATCATGCGCGGCGCTGGTTTGAACGCACGGCCTGCGCCAAGCAATGATGTATCGCTGCGACTTGAATCTGTATCTGCTCCATTGTCTCGCATGGTAGAAGGCTTGTCTGGGTTGCTAATTGATCAGCGATGTCGCACGATTATCAAAGGCTTTGAAGGTGGGTATCAGTACAAACGTATACAGGTATCTGGCGAAAGATATGCAGACAAACCAGACAAGAACCACTTTTCTCACATTCATGATGCATTGCAGTACATGATGCTTGGTGCTGGAGAAGGCAGATCTATCTTGTCTAATGTTTCAATGCAGACTAAACCTTTTCAAGCGGCGAGAGATTACGATGTATTTTCTCGTCGCCCGAAAAAACGCAGAGAAGGTCTTTGGGCAAGGATGTAATTTGTGCGTTGCTATTTAAGCAAACAGCAAGATACACATAAAGAGTAGCAAAGAGGATATTGTAATGTGTTTGTTCGGTGGCAGTACGCCAACGCCTAAGCCTGACCCTGATGTTGAGATTGAACGCGAGAATCAAGAAGCAGCAGAGAAGGCTGAAAAAGATAAGCAAAAGCAGAAAAACCTTGCAGACAAAGTGGCTGCTTCTGGTGGCAGCGGCGGCACGACAGTGCCATCTTTGCTTACAAGCACAGCGGGCGGTGTCGGCTATTATGACGAGACTCTGTAATGCATGATGATCAAATGATAGATCGCATGCTCAAAAAATATGAGCGTGCAAAAGGTAGCCGAAGTAATTTCGAGTCAATATTCGAAGAGTGCTACGAGTATGCTTTGCCTATGAGGCAAAGCTTTTACCACGAAGTTGCAGGGCAACGACGTGATGATAAGATTTTCGACGAGACTGCTGTTGTTGGTACGCAAGAGTTTGCTTCTCGTTTGCAGTCGGGGCTAGTTCCTAACTTTGCACGTTGGGCAGACTTCATTGCTGGCTCTGAGGTTCCGAAAGAACAACAGGATCAGGTGAACAATGAACTGGATGAAGTTACTGACTATGTTTTCGAGATCATCCAAAACTCGAATTTCGGACAAGAAATCCATGAGTCATTCATGGACCTTGCTGTGGGAACAGGCATCCTTCTGGTTGAAGAAGGTGACGCAATTAATCCTGTCCGCTTTAATGCAATCCCTCTCCCTAGTGTCTACCTTGATACTGGCCCTGATGACAAAATTGATCACGTCTATAGGGAACGTAAGATCAAGAATACTGACATTGCCATCGCATATCCAAAAGGTATTGTCGGCGAAAAAACATTAAGGGGAATGCAGTCTGAACCTGACAAGAAGGTAAAGATTCTTGAGATTGTTTGTAGAAATTATAGCGATTTGAATGAAGAGAAGTATGATTACTATGTGATCAACTGCGATGATCGCGAAATGATTTACTACGAACTTTTTGAGGGTAGCGGTTCTAACCCTTATGTTTGTTTTAGATTTAGCAAAGCCTCTGGCGAAGTCTATGGCCGCGGGCCTTTGATTAACGCACTTTCTGCAATCAAGACCACCAACCTTACAATCGAACTTGTTCTTGAAAATGCACAGATGGCTATCTCTGGCGTCTATCAGATGGACGATGATGGCATTATCAACACAGACACAATTAACTTAGTGCCGGGAACTATCATCCCCAAAGCTATGGGATCGGCTGGCTTGCAGCCAATCAAGAACGCTGGCAACTTTGATGTAGCCAATCTTGTATTGAATGATATGAGAAGCAACATCAAACGCGCTTTGTATAATGATATGCTTGGTGATCCTAATAAAACACCAGCGTCTGCTACAGAGGTGGCAGAACGCATGGCTGATCTATCCAGACGGATTGGATCTGCTTTTGGCAGGCTACAGGCCGAAATGGTTCAACCTGTTTTGCAGCGGGTTGTATACATACTAAAGAAACAGGGACGTATAGACATGCCCATTATTAACGGGCGTGAGGTGAAGGTAAGGTCCGTATCTCCTCTTGCACAGGCACAAGCTAATCAGGACATTAGTTCTGTTGCTCGTTACTTGCAGCTTGTAGGTGGTACGTTTGGGCCAGAAGTTTTGAACCTTCTAATCAACTCAGAAGATACTGCACTGTATCTTGCTAAGAAGTTTGGTGTCCCTGATACGTTGGTAAGAGACAGCGTAGAAAGGCAGCAATTAGTGCAAGCTGCACAACAAATTGCACAAGCACAACAAACAGGGCAACTACCAGATGCAGAAACACTTGGGCTTGGACGGCCTGCCACGCAGTAAGTCCGAAGACGAACGCGTTTCCAAAGACATACAAGCGTTATTTAAAACGCCAAACGGCAAGCAAGTTTTGCAATATCTGCGTTCGATTACTATCGAAACAGTGCAAGGTCCTAATGCAAGCGATGCAGAGTTGCGTCATCTTGAAGGACAGCGCTATATTGTTGGCTTAATATCTCGTCGTATCAATCATGCAGAAAGGTTATCTAAGCAATGAATGAAGTAACAGATAATGTGGAAGTAGCTGTTGAAACAGCAACAGAAGCACCTGTTCGTCCTGAGTGGCTTCCTGAAAAGTTTGAGTCGCCAGAGGCACTAGCTACATCTTATGGCGAACTTGAAAGCAAGATTGGGCAAAGCCGTGAAACAATTCGTGATGAATTGATGGCTGAGTTTGAGCAGGAAGTTTACAACAACAGACCAGAAACTGCCGATGGCTACACAATCCCAGAGTCTGTTGATGAGCAACTTGCGCTTGATAACCCTTTGTTCCGCTGGTGGGCAGATCATTCGTTTGAGAATGGATACAGCCAAGAGGAGTTTGAAGGCGGCATATCAAAGTATGCTGAGTTTTTTGCTGCTCAAGGCCCTGACTTAGAAACAGAGCGTAAGAACCTTGGTGAAAATGCTGATGCTCGTATTGAGGCAGCTAATGCTTGGGCAAACAGTTTCTTTCCTCCGGAAATGCATGATGCGTTTCTTATGCTTGGCCAAACTGCGACAGGCATAAAAGCAATTGAATATATGCAATCGCAAATGAAACAGCCAAACATGCAAGGCAACACAGAGACTGTAGGCAAGCTAAGTCTTGAAGATGTCAGATCTATGATGTCAAATCCGAAGTATCACGATCCTGTTCGTAGAGATCCTGCGTTTGTAAAAGATGTCGATGCAAAGTTTGCCGCTCTTTTCCCGTCCTGATGTAATGTTTGATGATGGCATTAAGAGTATAGTTAAAGCCACATCAGAACACGCAGCATACCTACAGCATCATCTAAGGGATGAGGACGTAAGGGAATGTAAAATGCACGGTGCAACGCCTTGGTTGGCGTTGCATACCCCACTTGCTTTGAAGGGTGCAGAGACTTGGACAGGCATTTATAAAAATGTCCCTATGTGCATGTTCGGCACAACACCCATTAGTTCCTATGATGACATTAGTATTGGCACTGTATGGATGCTTGGCACTAACGCTGTCAGCGATGAGTACAGGGTTTTTCTGCGTTTAAGTAGAATAGTTGCTGACTATCTTTGCTCTCAATATGACATTGTTGAAAACATAGTTCCTATAGAACATCACAAAACAATCATGTGGCTGACATGGCTTGGGTTCAGTTTTAGTGAAATACCTGTTGAAATAGGGGGTGTTGAGTGTGTACGTTTTGTGCGTTGCGCTTCTGATGTAGGAGTGTCATTCAATTAGTACGGCCTGTTTCAAACTGACAGCCCCAATGGGACAACTGGACGACGGACGAAACGGACAACCGACGAAACCGTAGTAATCAAATCGAGGACTGAAAAATGGCGAGTACAATTGACGTCGCATTTATCAAGCAGTTCGAGTCCGAAGTCCACATGGCCTATCAGCGTATGGGCAGCAAGTTGCGCGGCACTGTTCGCACGGCTGGCAATGTGGCTGGTAGCGTTGTTCGTTTCCAGAAGATCGGCACTGGCTCTGCTTCAACCAAATCACGCAACGGTAACATCACTCCGATGGAGCTGACGCACACAACCGTCGAAGCTACAATGGCTGATCACTATGCAGCCGAGTACATCGACAAGCTGGATGAGTTGAAGACTAACATCGACGAGCGTCAAGCTGTAGCGACATCCGCTGCTGCTGCTCTTGGTCGTAAGACTGACGAAATCCTGTATACAGCAATGGATGCTGGGGCTAGCTCAACACAGATCCATGACACATCATCTGCTCTTGAAAAGGCTGATCTGCTGTCACTGTTTGAGACTTTTGGTTCTGCAAATATTCCAGAAGACGGTAATCGTTATCTGGCTATGCACCCAAAGGGTTACGCCGACCTGTTCCTCATCAATGAGTTTGCATCGTCAGACTTTGTTGGCGAACAAAACCTTCCATTCGCTGGCGGCATGACAATGAAAGAGTTTCTTGGCTTCAAGATTTTCTCTACATCAGCGATCACTGCCGGTAAGAACATGGCTTACCACACTTCTGCTGTTGGCCTTGGCGTTAATGCCGATGTATCAACAGAGGTAAACTATGTTCCTGAGAAGGCCTCACACCTTGCAACGTCGATGATGTCGATGGGCGCAGTTGTTATTGATGACAACGGTGTCTACGAAGTCCTCGACAACAATTCATAAGGG